GGACCTTAGTCCACGCCAGCTAGCCATACTCGCTGCCATCGGTATTTCCGGTGCCAGTCGCTGATTGGGTCGTTTTGGCCCTCTCAGTTGTTTACGGCATATTTGTGGTTTACTCCGCGTATGTCATAACTGAATATTCAGTTAATAACTTCGTACAGCTAAATGGCTGGACGAACGCCGGTTGGGATTCTCCCGAACCGGTTTTCTGTAAGGAGCAATGCCATGTTCGCCGATACCCTCCCCATTGTTATCAATGCGGTTACCACCACTATCCCGAAGGTCGAGCAGAACGGCTCATCGAGCCGCTTCTCTGATCCCACCGGAAACCTGGTGACACGCATCAGCCACACCCGGGACAAGTCCCAGAAGAAGTCGATGCTCCGTATTGAACAGCGCAAGACTGCTGCTGACCCTCTGCTCGCAGAGCGTTCGGTCATCACCAGTCAGTCCGTCCATGTTGTCCTCACAGCCCCTGTAAACGGGCTGTTCTCGGCCACCGAGCAGAAGTACTTGCTCGATGCGCTGGCGGACCTCATCAAGGCGAGCGCTGGCGCCAACGCGACGAAGTTTGTCGGTGGCGAAAGCTGAGACCTTCTCAGCTCAACTAGCCTATCTTAGGCTAGGGGGAGATCAGGACGGGTATCTTTACCGTCCTTTGGGTAATGCATGGCTAAGGAAGGAACTACCTGTGATTTCACAGGGCTCCCTGAAAAGCCTAATGTTGCTCTGGCAGAGCGTGGCCTCAGAAGAGGCTGCGTGGTGTCATACAAGTACCCATCAGGACTTTAAAACAGTCCAGATGCGTTGCGAAAAAGAAGGTGCATCGTTTTTAACGATTACTCTTCCAACCTTTGGAAAAGACTTCGAAAGAAGTCTGGACCGTGGGTATGTGGACCGCACTCTTTTCACTGGATTCCAGTGGAAAGCAGGTCTCCCGAGATTTCTTTCGGGTTTCCTGGGTCAAATTTTCGCGATAGATTCGGGTAGTTTGGTTGATGAACCCTCAGTAGATGCTATTCGAGCCGTTCGTCAGCTAACGCTGATGTTTGGCAAGATTAAGCTTCCGTGCACACCTGCCCGTGAAGCAGCAGCTATGAAAGGGTTCGTTGATTGTGAGAAGACAGTTCGTGAGATGGATAACCGTCGGAGCCAGTCTGATAATCTGGTTTTCCATAGGGTTAGTCGTCTCATCTGGGCCGATGTCTTCACCGAGGTGGACCGAAAGGTCTTCAACGGTGAGATCCTGCCCAAACATGGTCCCGGAGCCACGCAGGACAAACTTCTTGGAAACAAGAAGTTTGAAAACCGAACGTGGACTGAGCGACTCGAAGAGTCGTTCTTCCCGGCTATCGAACATATGTTTTCCAGTGATTCTCATTACTGGAGTTCATATGACCAAGTGAACTGGCTCGAACCTGGGCAGGAGCCACCCGTAAAGGTGACCCCTGTTCCTAAAACGCCGAAAGCACCAAGGATCATAGCGATTGAGCCTAGCTGGATGATGTACTGCCAGCAGGCGCTGCTAGGAGCCTTAAAGACGGAAATCGAAAAGGGTGACTCCCGATCGGCTTTCGTTGGTCTAACGCATCAAGAGCCTAATCAGGTTCTCGCGTCAGAGGGAAGTAAAACTCAATCCCTCGCCACACTAGATCTTAGTGAGGCTTCAGACCGTGTTTCCGATTTGCTGGTACAAACCATGCTAGCTGACCACCCCAACCTTAGGGCTGCGGTAGATGCTTGCCGGTCAAAAACAGCAGATGTGCTTGG